CTGTATTTGTATATGCTGTCTCAAACAAATCTCATCGTATTGTTTATTTCAGGAAAGGCATAAATCAAGTTTCAGACGGTAAAAATATATATATGTTTGATAATTTGATTTCTCGTTTTTTATCTGTTCAAACAGATAGCATGCGGAAAGTTATCAATGTAGGAGACGAAATAGACGGTAAGTTTCATCCGATAAAATGCTATAAATATACAAACATTCAATAAGGTAGTAAAAGCAATGATGAATACAGAAAGAAGTTTATATGAAATAGAGGTCGCATTGGCCAAATCCGATAGCTTTAATTTTATCCGAAATATCGTCGCTTTCAATGTAAATGGATGGGGAAGTAAATTTCATATCGGGCATGAGTGTGATATGCTAGTCTTATCAAAATCAGGATACTTAACGGAAATAGAGATAAAGCGTAGTTTCTCAGATTTTATTGCCGACTTCAAGAAAAAGCATCACCATGAATCGGCCGGAATTATAAAATACTTCTACTACTGCGTTCCTGAAAAGATATATGACAAAGTATGTAGTGAACTATCAAAGAGAGATGTATTATATTCCGGCATAATCACATTCAATGAAGATTTAATAATCAGACATCATGGATATGATAAAAACGTACATATCCGTGAAATGCGGCCGTACCGAAAACTATCCCCAGAAGAGCAATTGCAAGTTGCAAGATTCGGAGCAATGAGATCTGTGATTTTGAAGGAAAAACTTATCAAAGAAAAGGAGGAAAAGAAATGAGTATAAAAGAACAAGCTCTAAAAGAGTACAGTGAAACTACATGTAAAAATCAAATGTACACAGTAAATTTATGTAAATGTCCTTATTGTGGATCTTACCACTACGAAGCAGTGAATTTTATATCCGCATCTAGTTGTTACTAGATTGATCGATGGAGGCTGTTTTGGTATGACTATAGTTTAAATATTTAAATAAAAAGCTATGACACAGGAAGAAAAAGATATCTTATTAAAAGATTTAAGTACAAGACTTCCATATGGAGTTAAGGTTCAACTTAGTACAAACGAGGTTGGTATACTGCATGAGGTAGCAAAAAGAACTTGTACTGTATTTACAAAAGGCAGGATTACTCCTCCTGATTTTTACGATGTACGTATAAATGATATTAAGCCGTATTTATTTCCATTATCTTCTATGACATATGAGCAGATAAAGGAATTTAACAGCCTTAGTGATCTGTGTGTTGATATATATGAGACGTCATCAAAATCTAAAATTTTTACAATTTGTTCTAAACCTACAATAGGTCTTGAGGGCGAAACAGAATTTGTAGAAATAACCCAAGATGATATAATCTCCGCAATCGACTGGCTAAATGCCAATCACTTTGACTATCGCGGATTAATAAACAAAGGCTTAGCAATTGATGCTACTGACTTAAATATTTATTGATATGAAAAACCAAGATACCGATTTACAACTTGAATGTCTATCTAATCAGAGGCAGATTGATACAGAGTTTAACTCTATTCCTTCCGGTTATAAGAAGGATCCTTTATGGATCAAACTTAGAGAAAGAAAACCTAGAATAGGATATCCAAACTATGTGTTAGTTAAACATGGAGAAGACGCATTTACTGCTATGCTACAACTCTATGAAGGTGAGTTGTACTGGGATGTGTATGGATGCGGATATATCTGTGTTTCAGAAAATGATTGTTGGATGGAAATACCTAGATGAAAGACAGTCACAATAAAGAGAAGAAAAGATTATTAAACCTACATTAAATAAGAAATAACACTAAAAGATATGGAGACAAAAGAAAATAATAAATATAAACCATTCAATCTCGAAGAAGCTAAAGCTGGTAAATCTGTTTGTACAAGAGGAGGACATAAAGCAAAGATTATTTGCTTTGACGCTAGAACATTTGGTGATTATCCTCCGGAAAAAAGAGTAGTGTGGGAAGCTGTAGACAAGAATGGCTGTGGTTTCGCCCACTCTTTTTCCTTAAGAGATACTATTAGGTTAATCGATGAAGATATAAAATTGAAACTAAATTAAATAGGAATTAATCATGCTGGCAATTACATTTGAAGAGTATAAAAAGTATGGGTGCCCAAATTGTGGATGTGATTCTGTTCAAGGTGACGGCCTCTATTCTGTAATCTCGTTCGGAAAATGCAATCACTGTGGATTACACTTTGAAATTAGAGCAAATAAGCACATAGAGTGTCGTGTTAGAAGTGGGGTTCGTCCCAAAGAGCCATGGAATCCAAAAAGCCAACTAATATTTGAATCCGGAATTTTAATTAAGCATCCTCGCACTGATATCCCCAAATGGCACTGGGGACCAAAAGATGTCAGACCTGAACATGGAGAGTATTGGTCACCAAGAGGCATTGGATACGACCTTAGTGGATTTGTAAAATCAAAACGAGCAGGTGAAAGGATTCATGAAATAGTAAAGAAGGTGCTTGGAAAAGAAAAACCTAAAAGTTGGCTTGATTATAGAGAAAATGAGCCGACTTGGATTCAATATAAATTGCACCCCGAAGAATTTGATCTTGAACAAATTTATATTAAAACCAAAGATAGTGGAATACTAACGGAAGAAATATTAATCGAAACAAAAATTTAAGATATGCATACAATACCTTGTTTTATTCAGAAAAATACACCGGAATTAGTAAAAAAATTAAAAGATTTAGGATTAAAGGTCTATTTAGATTGTAAGCCTAATTACTTACTAGCATGCCATGGAGTAGTAACCGGGATTTGGTCAGAAACAGTACTTGAAGATTTAAAAAGTAATGGAGTAATAGATTGCGGTGATAATGAGGACCTTTTTCGTGCTATTGCTGCTCTCCGGGATGATAGTGATGTTAATCAATGGTTTGTTATGGATGTAGAAATATATACAGATTTTCCACAAGGCAGTTGGTTTATGGCAACAGATCGCAGTGGAGGAAGACATGTTGGTACACAAATAGAACCTCTATACTGTCATAAAGCTACAGTAGAAGAACTTATAGAACATTTTGGTGGTGATAATGTAGGGAGCAAATAAAATAATCCTTTAATAGAAACATTTTCGAATATGAGAAAAGCAAAAATAATAAAAGGAGACCTATGTCATGTCCTGTGTGATGATGATGAAGTATATGTACATTCCATCTGCCCGGAAAATGGTAAGGCTATAGTGGAAATTTCTGATGGAAGATTACTTAATGTAGATATTGAAGATATACAATTTAAAGATTCTCCTGAACCAGATAGAGGTATAATCCTTCAATCTTACTCTGTCTGTCCTGTTTGTCATGGGACCGGCAAGGTTACTCCTGGTTTTTATACATCTGGTACCATAGGACAAAATTCAGATTGGTCCAACACTTGTCGGACATGTCACGGACGTGGAGTTTTAAAAAATTAAAAATCTATGAAAAGTAAGAAAGCAGAAGAATACATAAACAAGGAAAAGCATGAGGATTATCCGGGTGGATATTTATGCTATCAATTATCCGATGAAAAAGCTAAAAAGGCTGTGGAAATCGCCGAGGAAGAAATGAGGGAGAAGGCTACCGATTCATTTTGCAAAACAGTATGCGGAGGAAGAGAAAAATTTGGCAGTTGCGAATCCTGTACATTGATAAAAACATTTGAAAACGAATATGATAACTAATATTTGTCGGATATTAAAAAATTGAAAGTATGAAAAAATTACTGACTCAACTTCTTGAAAAATGGGCCTGTAAACATGAATGGGTAACATACCAGAAATGCGATGTTTATGATGAATTTAGCAGGGAAATCCCTTCACATTTAGAATTTATACTTATATGCAAGAAATGTGGGAAAATAAAGAAAATAAGATTATAGCGAGGTTATACCTCGCTATTCTTCCAAAAATTTTGACAAACTTTCCATGTCATCAAATTCTTTTATTTCAGAATCATCTTTTATACGTACTCTTCTATTTTCCCTGCCTTTTTTTACAGCTTCTATCATCGTCTTGACTATTTCAGACATATTGGCCATATCTATTGTTATATTTTTACAATGCTCTACTATTGAGCATAATTCATCCGTAAAAGATCTTGATACAAAAGATACACCGGAAAAATCAAGGATAACCTTGTCTGATATACCATCTATCGCGCTCCTTATTATTTCCGCATTAGAACGGGAACGCACATCGCTGCTGATCAATGCTGATATTTTTATTATCTCCTTCTTCATGATTCCCATTTTTTAATTATTGTATATATTTTTCGTATTTAAAGTCCGCTGGAACATCTATCGGTATTCTCATTAGAATAATTGTTCCGTTCCAGCTTATTGAATCCAGCAATTTAATAAAATAACTCTTATGGTCGGAGTGTCTATGAAAACCGCCTCCTGACAACATAAAGAAGGCTCCACCCAATCCATCTACAAGCATATTCTTAGAGGATGATATTCCATAACCTCGATTCTCTGTTTCAGGCAAATCTTTGGTTGAATAACCTTCATTTGCCATTTTAAGGGCTATAGCGTCATCATCCCCGATTATATCTAAATATTTGCACGTATTTATATAACTACCCAGCACTGTTATCCCTGAATCTGCTATACATATATCAATACATCTCTCCTGGTGTATATACTGTGAATATATGTACCCAAATTTACTTTTGGAATGCTGGCTTATATTGCATATTAGTTCCCCCAAAAAGTAAGACAAAGGCGTTGTTATTCTTTTATCCGCCCCAATCTGTGTTTCAATAATATTTTGTATTGTGGTTTGCAATCCGTCGATATTACTGCCGCATAAATCAAACTTACATATTGGTATATAGGTTTTTTGTATGTAATCATTTAAGATTTCTTCAATATCCACATCTTTATCAATGCATAATAAATCATCAAAATAAATTAAGTTGAAATAAGCCCTAAGGTATGGCGGTATATTTCTACATATTATTTTCTTTTCACAATTACTTCTGTATAAAGCAAGAGGGAATAAGAAAAATGGATGGAAAAAAGAGCAATCTTTAAAATCCCAAATAATATCATTGCTATTAATAGCTTCTACCTGATGTATCACCCGAAATAAGTAATTGAAAGTACTTCCGATTCTTTCATCTCTGGTCACATTCGGTATGTTAATGATATTACTCATTTATAGACATTTAATATAAATCTCAACTATACAAAGGTCGTAAAACTATCTAATAAAAACAATTACCGCCATAGTTTTTTAATAAAAATTAATCACAAAAAGAGGGGACACAACTCCCCTCTCACACCTTCCGATATGTTCACGACTAAATATTTACGCGGCCTTACAGGCATCTTAAAGCAAACAGGGCTATTTCGCTGATATAGCTGCTTGCTGCGTTGTCGGCTAAGTTTACAAGTATGTCAAACTTTTCGGTCATGGTGTGTTTAATTCTTTTCTTTTGCCAGTATCTTTTTTATCTTTTCATCATTAAATCCGAACATTGCTGCAAATTTCTTAAATGCATCCCGTTGTCCGGCAGGAATTAAAGCATACAGACTATTTATTGGTGTATTGCTTTTCAATGCTTTTTTCAGCTGTTTATTCTTCATTTTAATAATTCTTTTTTCTTTTTCTTGCAACAATGACACTCACAAAGGAAGTTCTTTGCTATGTCCCATGTCGCTTCCACAATGTCCTGTCCTAGGTATTGTATTTCTTCTCCGTATGGCGTAATATCAAAAGCCTGACAAATATGTGTAGCAAGATGTCCGCACTCATGCCGCCATGATTTTTCAAACTCTTTTGCGGAAGAAGTAATAGCTATTACCATTACAGTCTGACGGGTTGCATAGTTTGAATAGGTCAGTCCGGTATCGAGTTGCCCGGCAGTAAGGTTATTATATGCAGTACGGATATTTTCGTCACGGCATCCGATACTGAATAGCCTGTCCATAATCTCGTTTACATAATAAGTATCTACCGCATAATAGACAAATACTTCCCAATCATGTTTACCTAGTTCAAACCTCTGCCGGATCATATTATATCATTTCCTCCCATTCTACCGGTTCACCCTTAGCGACACAATCTGCATACCATTTCCTGAACACATTGCCGCCTTCATTGTCAGGATCATCAATAACGTCTTTCACATAAAGAGCTAAATGCTGCTCGTCCGGGATGCTTGATTTTAAATAGTCCGCCCGCCCCATATTGCATACGTAGACAAAATTATATCCTACATTATGTTCGAGTTTAACTCCATTTTTAGAAAGTAATTCTTCTACCTGTTCCTTGGTCATGGGTTCAATTCGTTCTTTCTTCCCCGTTGCAGGATTTATCTTTTTCATACCATGTACAGCCAGATCACAAGCTTTTTTGTTAAAATTCCATCCGTTATGTCTGAGATATGATCTCATCTCAGCAGGGATTTCATCGTATGAATCAAGTGGTTGTTTGTGCATATCTTTTATTTTTGAAAGAGGGCGGAATAATCCGCACCTCTTATTAAACATTAACGATAACGGGAGTATCTTCCGGTACCTCTTACACCGCGTCTTTGGTTCATTCCACCGGGATAACCTCCACGGTTTCCGTATCCACCACGGCCATACCCGCCGCGTTCACCCATTTCATCATCGTCGTAATCATCTTCGTCGTACTCGCGTTGCCCCATGCTTTCCCCTTCAGAAAGTTCCTCCAGGCATTGCATCAGTTTGCCACCATAGCGAAGCATCTTTTCTGCATAGTCGGACATCTTCTCGACTTTGTTTTCAGATATTTCTACCATATACATAGCTTATTGTTTTTTAGAATTGTTACTACCAGATGCCTTTTCGGAAGACTTAAAGAAATCAGCCATCATTGCTTTCAGTTCACTCAACTCTTGTCTTAGGGCTTTATTCTCTGCATCCTGACGTTGGCGCTCTGCAAATTCCGGATTAAGAATTTGAAGCATCTTGTCGCAAGACTCCAGAACTGAACGGTGATGGTCTACGCTGCCTAATATCTCCGATGAACGGTTTCTCATTGCAGCAACTTCCGCGTTCATAGATTCCCGTGAACCGGATATCACCATATTCCCACCACCGGGAAAGTTCGCATCAGCAATGTCTGACATTGCCGGTATTTTCTGGAAAGTGACAGTCTGCTCCCCGACCTTGATTGTTATGTCGACCACCATTCTCGGAGGTTGTCCATAAGGAAGAGGTTGTTGCATAAACTCCGGTACGGGATTGGAAACCCCGGTTACGGAACCGACTTCAATATATGGAGTGCCGTCCTTATGAAGGACAAAGAACTCGCTGTTTATTCTTAAATTCTGAAAAGGCATAATTAATTAACTCTTTAATGGACGGGATTTCTCCCGTCCTTAGTTGTTTTAAACCACTCCGGTCATAATCTGCAACGTGTTGGTTGCACGGTCAAACCAGAACTCATACACACCAGTACCGGGAATGTCTGCCACAGTCAGCGTTCCCCCGTTATATTTAGTGATCGCCTGGGTAGCCCCATTGGTCTCGAACAGAATGGGAAGTGTGCCGGTTGTCCCGGTAGGTATCGTCTGGGCAATGTTAATGTATATCGTCCCTCTGTACCATGCGTTCACAAAAGCATGATTGGGGAAGGAAAACACCACATTAGCAGTATTGACCGTTACGCCCGAGGTCGATATAGCCGCAGAGCCCCTACGGTTTACGAATTGAAAAGGATATACTGCCATAATAGCCTCCTTTCTCAATTAACCCCAAAAGCCATTACCGGCAGCATAAGGATTAAAACCACCATACAAGCCGTATTGGTATGCCACACAGTTGGGAACTGCCGCAATAGGACTGTAAGGCACAGTCACAGTTTCCGGCTGCTTGCATTCAATCTTGGCAAGGCGTGCGCTTAAATCTGTCAAAGCGGCTCCAAGAGGTGCGGTAGCCTGGCCTACAATTTGAGAAGTCATAGCTGAACTCTTGTAAGTGCTGTTTTCTTCACGGAGCTTGTCAATTTTGTTCTGCATCTCACGCATTTCGGCAGCACGTTGGCCGGCAATAATCTGCTGTGTGCTTTCCTTGATGGAATTTTGCAAGTCACAGGTCTGACGTTGTGTCTCATAGGCCACGGATGCAAATCCTCTTTCCTGCCCAGTTGCAACACCATTAATTGCATTTTGCAGGGTGTTTGTCTGCTGACAGATAGCCAGACGGTTCTCACAGCAGCATGATGCAATCTGTTGTGCAATCTGACAGTTACCGGATTGAATAGCGTTAATAATCTGCATAGAACTCTGCCCAACCTGATTTCCCACCTGTTGAATCTGTGACATTACACCATTGATAGCCTGCTGAACCTGACCGATTGAACAGTTCAGATTTGTTGCCAGATTGTTGATAGCCTGACCGTTCCCTTGAATGGCACTCATTAGTAACTCCCTCCCTGTGTCGTTGTTAATAAGGTTGGGGATTCCTGCTGCTCCATTGCCACCGCCAAAGCCGCCATTTCCCCATCCGTTGTTACCCCAACCCATGAGGAAGAATAAGAAAATAACCCAAATAAACCATCCGCCTTCTCCACCGAATCCGTTATTATTACGGCCTTGCATAGCTACAAGTAAGTTCGGATCGATCCCTTTTTGCTGAAGCAGAGGAGCCAACATGGCTAACATCCCACTTCCGCCTCCGTTCCCGCTTTCCGGGAAAACAAAAGTTTTTGATTCGCTCATTTTTATCGAATTTTAAATTACCCCGGCACCATTGCCGGATATCCCAAAATTCGACATAAATAGCTGCTTTATAAAAAGTTACATTCCTATACAATAGAAGTTTAAGGACTTAAAACAGAATAAATTTCCAGTGAAAAAGAAAGTTTTATTTAGATGTTGTGAATATCAAAAAATATTTCATACATTTGTCTTGCTTAATCTTCTAATGACTGGCGGAGTAAGAGTACCCGCTGTATGGCGGTTTTTTTATGCCTTATTGATTTGTATTTTCCATACTTTGTATTTTGTTGTTTGGAAAGGAAAATATTTGTCTAACGGCGTATACCCCCGTAAATCTGTTGTAATGGCAGATTTTAGCCAGTCATGAGGTGATTAAGCAGCGGGAAAGGTACGCCGTTTTTCTGTACCTAAGTGCTTAATAAATATATCATGACAAACACAAATCAAACCACCAACCATGGGAAAGGCACAGACAATGTGCGTCACACTCACGAAACGGGCGAAATCTTATCACTAAAGCAGCAGCTTGAAACCTACAAAAGGCTGTTTGAAATCGAAAAGAATTGTAAGAATCAGGCTTATTTCTTCATTCTTTCATGCGGACATTTTGAGGAATACCGCGGATATTGCAAAACGCATCCTACAAATGTAGATTATCATTCTGCGTGTGTGGATGTTTTCAGACTTCAACATTTAAAAAGAGAAAACCATGAATGAGTTGATTAAGATTGTGGAGAATGACGGTAAGAAAGCCGTTTCTGCACGGGAGCTTTACGAAAAATTAGGGTTTGCGCCTCAGCATTGGGCTAATTGGTATAAAAAGAATATTACTAATAATTCTTTTGCTGTTGAAAATGAAGATTATGCACAACTCCCACTAAGTGGGAGAACAATTGATTTTGCCCTCTCTATCGACTTTGCTAAACGCCTTTCCATGATGGCACGTACCGAAACCGGTGAACAAATACGTAATTATTTTATCGAAATAGAAAAACGTGCAACCAAACCATTAAGTCAGCTTGACATTTTAGCTCAGTCAATCCAAATCCTGCAAGCACAGGAAAAACGTATTTCAGAGATAGATGACCGAGTTAAAGTTATCGAGGCAAAACAGACTACACACCAAAACTGGTTTACCATTGCCGGATATGGAACACTTCTTAAAATACAGGTCGGAATAAAACTGGCAGCAAGTTTGGGAAGGAAGGCATGTAATCTTTGCAGACAACTTGGCATTGAACCGGAGGAAATACCAGATCCGCGATTCGGGAAAGTCAAAACCTATCCCGAAAATGTTTTAAAGCAGGTATTTGATATGCCAATTAACTAAAATAAGGGCATCGGAGTAACTGCAAGCTCTCACATTAGGCAGTCATTCCTTTGCCCTTTCCTTTTAACTGCATTGACTTGTGATTTGGCCGTCCCAGTCTTTGCAAAAAACATTCAAAGATATGAAAACAATACAATTAACAAAACAAAGTAGCGAAAATGAAGTTAAAGATTATTTCAAGGCTGTTCTAAAGTTAGCAAAATCAAAAGAAGAATTTCCGGTAAACTTGGAAGATGTTTGGCCATTGGTTTACACAAAGAAATCCGACGCAGTTGAGGCATTAAGAAGAGATTTTATTGAGAAGGAAGATTTCGTATCGCTCCGGCAAAATCCGCAACCTGATTCTCAATGGATTAACCCAAATCCTAAAATAGACTATTTTATTTCAGTATCATGTCTTGAATATTTTATAGTCAAAAAAGTACGTCCGGTATTTGAAGTATATCGGAAAGTATTCCATAAGGCAGCAGAAAATATAAGTCTGAATCCAACCCCTACAAGAATAAAAACTTCCCTTGAATGGGTCAAAGGTGTGAGAGAAATACTTAACCTAAATGATTCATCTACTTTATTCATGCTTAAACAGGTCGGAGATCCGTTAGGGTTACCTACACCGGATTACACGCATTCTAAAGGCCAGTTGTTGGCTCCCACAGTCTTGCTACAACAACACGGCGTACAAATTAGTACCAGGGAATTTAACCAAAAGATGATAGGGGCCGGTTTCATAAAAGAGCTTCAACGTCCATCATCAAATGGTAAAATTAAGTATTTCAAATCTTTAACTGAAAAAGCTGCCGGTTTTGGAGAGAACCAGATTAACCCGTCGAATCCCAAAGAAACACAACCATTATACTATGCAGACAAATTCGAAGATTTATTGAAACAATTAGAAATTGTTTTTTCATAATTAATTGCTCGGTAGTATCCGGGCATATTCACTCTTCTTTTTCGCGGTGATTTAGTATGTCAGCAATTGTCTTGTGACACAGCCCGGTCTGTTCCTTTATTTTATCGTATATGAAAGAGCGTGGAAGCAAATGGAAAAAATCTGAATATTTTTCTGAGTTTTTTAATTCTTCATATATGCTGATAACTTGTTTGTTACGCACCATCGTACTCGGCCTTTGTAATTTTTTCATAAATTTTTCTCAAAAAAGTGCAACCAATAAAAATCCTGTCCGTAAAACTCCCCGAAAGAAGTCTTACAGACAGGATGTAGTGGTGGTACGCTATATTTTTGAAGTGGGGCTTCTTTTTATATTTTGCCCCGGATAAACCGGATAATCTTTAATACTGACGGTATACTGAATGCTGCCAGTAAAATGATAAGCCACCACATAATGCTTGGTACTTTGTTTTTTACAACTTCAACCGGATAGGGGACCGCGATGCTATCTGTTTTGCTTATATTTACCGTATCATGCATAAGCCTATCACGATACACAATATGATATTTGTCCCTGAAAACTGTATCGCCTTTAACAAGAACAAATACACTGTCGCGTACATAGATACTATCCCGCTTTATCTTGTCAATGTATTCTTTCTCTGTCTTTACTGTCTCTACCGGCACGTACTGAATACTCCGGCAGGAGAATATAGAAAGGGCTATCAGTATAATTATTATCCTCATTTTTCTGTTTTTTCTTCTATGTCAATAATATCAGACTTCCGCCTGAAAAATTTAAAAATATCGACCTTTACATGCCGACCGTGAGCTTCAAAGTAATTCCCATAACAAGAATTTATTTCAAAACCATATATAACCAATAAAACAATCGAAGGAAGTAACGGAATATCAAAAGGTATCCCAAATGCTTTTCCAATAGCCCCGGCAAGAAGAATCCAACATAAGTAATCTACCATCTTATTAATAGTCCTTCTCCCTGCCCGTGAAAACCGGATTCTTTCACCCCTTTTCTTGGATGCCGCTATCCCAAACCTCAGGTCTACGATAATTAATATCAGTGCAAGCAACATGAACCATTTTAAAGGTTCGATAAAATCCATAAAACCACTCATGAATACTGATCCCATTGCCGAAATTGTGTTTCTTTCACTCATAATCTTAATTTAAATGTGGTACTTCTATCCCCTCCCGAAACATTGTTATAAACAATATTTTTTATAGTTCTCGACAAACTCCTTTACGGTCCCTCTGCCTAATGGCGTATTGTAATATTGTTTCCAGTATTCACCCATCGCCCAAACATCCTTATTCGAAGGTAATGCCTCCTTTACACGCAAATAATGTATGCGGGTCATACAGATCATCAGCTTTTTGTTATCTACAAGCATTTCAGGTTCCAAAGTTACAACACTGGATGCTTTCATTACTTTCCCCATTAGTTCCGGTTTATGCCGGAGAAAATTAACCACAATATCATTGAAGGTTGCCGGCTCCATCTGCCCATATCCTAAAGCCGGACCACCGCCAATTTGCCGGGTGTACTTAAAATTGCTTTCCTGAGCAAACGTCCCCATGATAAGATCTCTTGCATTGTCAGAGTACAAGCCTGTTTCTTTCAGCGTTTCGGTTATTAACCTTCTCCATTCCTCTTTGTTCATATTGTTTTATATTTCTAAATTATTCTTTTGTATTCTCAAAAAAAACTTTGTAAATTTGCAACATAAGATTGACTTGGGGTTGCTTGGGAAATATTTATAGAGGTCGCGAGGGCGGCCTCTTTTTATAAATCCCTTATCTTTTTACAAAGAAAAAAAGTCCTCATTGTAATTTCACCCCGTTCATCTAATTCCTTGTATCTGTTTTTAAGGAATTCTATTTCTACGGGATCAAGCTCAAAGTCTTCACCTTTATCAATAGATGTATTCCAGTCGAGATACCCTGTTTTCTTATTCTCCACTATGGAATATTTTTTGATATCTTTTACTGTTATATAGGTTTTGTTGTGAATGCTTTCCATAGTTATCATCTGCAACATCGTCCCGTGGTCTGGTAAAATTTCTTTCAGTAGAAATCTTTCGCCAATTGTTAAGTTCATAATCATGATGTTTTAATTTTTTATAGTTATCTGTAATACAATTGTCCTGTTGATCTATCTATGCATAAGTAATAATTACTTTTACCATTAACGTTTTGAACATTTTTAAAGAAGATACCACCACTATTTGCATCCATATACACTTGCCCGGATCTAATTCGTAAGGCCTCTTTAGTGCTTGGAACAGATGATATATCTATCATTGCTCTAGATGAAGCAATTTCCATATCACCTATTGAACCTTCAAAGTATGCACATGCTCTCTGTATACCAGTAGATGGCATAATATTTTTAATATATAGTCCTATTTCATATCCCGTTATACCTGTATATAATGCTCCAAAATGTGCTTGAACATTACCTCCTTTATATTCAATACTTCCAGAAGATAATTTTAATCCGTTGTTTTGTATATATGTAGATCCTATTTCAAATCCTCCAATTATACCGCTAGTCGCTGTAATTTTTCCTGTAAACTCTCCGTTAACTGCAATAAGTTTTCCATCTGTTGTAATCTGAACATTCCCGTTTGCACTAATAGCTCCATTAAGATTAATCCTACTTGCATCAATTGTAACGCCTCCTCCGCCAACATTAATAGATTCAATAACTTCTTGCCCTAATGCATTTTTATTTGAAGAAAAAATTGTAACGAAATTACTTTGTGTTACAACACCAGATATTTCTTGGGTACCATTTATAATTTTAGATACTGTAGAAGAAATTTGGTTGTAACTAACTTGTAAATTGCTAATATCTGATTTTATTAATTGATCATTTTCATTATAGACATCTAGAGATACTTTATTTTCGATCAATCCTTTTGTTATATTTATTTCAGCATTAAGTTCTTCCTTTGTTGCATTTGTAATGGTAGGTGCTGTTACGGAAGTTCTTACGTCTATTGTTTGATTTGATACTGTAAAAGCAGAAGTCTTTAGGCTCGGCTCTGATGTCAAATTAGTCGCGGCAAAATAATATTTGCCACCTCCACGTACATAGATATACTCATTTGAACTATGAGTCATTTGATTGATATCACCGGCAGGAATGACGTTACTATATCTATAATGGTAATCCTCAATAATTCTATTAATGGAAGTAGTACCCCACTCGTCTGCACTAGATTCCCAAATACATCTCACGGTAAAACCCAAATCATGAGTGGACCAACTCGGCTTTGTACCTGAATCAAGTGCTACGTTAAGTTCAATCCTTGCTCTTCTCCCCCTTTTTATTTGCATCACAACCGGATAGTATTTCGACTCATCCAGTTTGGATGCATCGATCCATCCTTTCCACATGGAATCTGTCACGGAATCTGTGTAATTTTTTGCTTCGTCCTTCGCAGCATTGGCCTTGGATGTTGCATCAGCAGCGGCTGTATTGATCGCCTCTTGCTTGGCCGTTTCTACTCTAGTGGAAACTTCACTGACCTTCAGGCTGATTTCTCCGTTTTCGGCTCTAATTTCGGTCAGGGTTTCCGTTATCGTTTTTATTTCTGCTTGCTGCTCGGAGAAAGAAGGAGTCCAAACAGGGGCGGGAAGAAAGCCTTCGACTAGCATCACTTCGGTGAATTTTACAGAGTTACCGGCGGTTGATCCGCTAACACCGGCATAACATAGTAATAATCCTTCTTGTTCAGTGAAATTATTATATGTAATTAAAAAACCTCCATTCTTATCTGCATTTAACATTGGACATAGCGCAGCAGTTATATCTTTATCATACAATACAAAAGTATATTTACTAGGAGTACCTGCTAAATTCTGAATATTACCTGCATTTACGTAATATACCGTGTTGGGCTTTATTTTAGATACATATAATTCCTTACGTACCCAGTTTCCTGTCCCACCTGTAACAGTAAATTCCTTCGTCCCATCCGCCAGATTCACATTATTTGCCCCTGTCTGATCTTCTTCTGCTACTGGAAAGCCTTGCAGGGGTTTATTGCCTTCGATTAGGGAGATGTTGTAGATCAATACGTTTTCATCCGAAATGGAATTATTTAAAGATATCCTGTCAACCGTTTTGCCAGAATCTGTTATGTAATCAGTACGTGTTTTTGTAGTATCGGAACCACTTAAATTTACATTCTCGTAACTTCCATCTGTATAACAAATACGGAAACTGATAACAGGAGGAATAATTTTTCTCCCCGATTTATATTCGAAAGATAGGACATTCTGTGTATTTTGTTTGAATTGGATTGCGCTGTTAAAAATGTCTTTTCGCTCAGTTCCTTCTGCTATCGAATTGTATAATAATTTTTGATTTACAGCTAAATAAATGCCATCTTCATCCTGCCCCCAAACTGCAATATCCTTGTTCTTCTCATTCCACTTTAACATCATTTTCTTGGATATAAGGTTCTGGGAACCGATCTGTAATCCATTTACTGCTTCCTGTCCGCCTTCTAGCCCTTGCTGTTTTGCTATTTCCTTTCTATCAGATTCAGGGACAGAATAAGTTGTCGCTTTGTTTCCATATTCAATTTGTACATCTTTTACAGAGATAATAAATTCGGAACCATCCGACATACCATTGTGATCAATCCTTAAATAAACTAGTGTCCCTTCTCCCCAGCCCGAAGGTGTAGTAAATTTAAATTCATTGTATGTCCAATCCGTGCCTGACTGATATGAACTAGTTAATAATGCATCAATTTCAGGATAAGAAGCAGGAAGAATATAAAAATCAAAATAATTTTGATGGCCTGTATGTTTTGCGTAAAAAGAAACAACAATTTCTTTATTCCCAGGTATTCTTATCATCGCACTACGGATATAACTTTCTATCGTAGAGGCGTCCTTTATTGAAAACTCTGTATCTTTATGTTCCGTATATCCTGTCCACCCAGTTCCGGTTGTACTACCGATTAATATATTTACTCCTCCTACCTGTATCCCATCAACAGCCTTTCCCGCTTCATCTATTGCAATCTGCCTCTGATCATTGATAGAGGGGGTCCACAATAGCGAAGTTTTATTGCCTAATACTAGTTTTACCCACTCTATTTCAGATTCAACGGATACACTATTAGGCATTGGATATATTCGAATAAATGTATTATCAATAGCAGGCGTTAACGTCCATTTAAAAGTTTTCAAAGCAATATAATCTGTATCGGGACCACCAGGATAAAAACTAGCCAATACAACATTCCCTCCAGAATTGTAAACACCCCAGCTTGTTTTATTCGCCCCTAATTTGCCTTTAATAACAATTGTACATTCTTCTCCCTGCTTAGGTTTATAGTCTCCTAAGTAAATGGTCGCTATTGGATAACCAGTATTCTTCCATCCCTTGTTACTATTGTCAAGAAGGTTGGTTTCTCCTACTTGGAGGTTGTCCAGATTACTCTGCACGTCTCCGATGGACTCTTCCACCGTTTTGCCGGACATCAGTCTGAACACCCCTTTCATGTAAACGTTCTTGCCGTAAAATCCGCTGCCTTGAAGTTGTCCGAAATCAGGATCATTGATTCCTCTCAAATTACCCTCACGAACATCTTCTTTCCCTTCAAGAGAATAGCTGTTTACGTTAGAATAATATGCAGTATAGGGAGCATCTGAACCATAAGAAGTAGTAAGGACTGCATTCTGACGTTTTTTGTCAGTTCTGTTACCAAACTGAATAATTTCATCTTCTACCTGGGGAATCCCACTGCCGGCTTCACAATCTGTTTTACTCAGAACAAAATAATTATCACCAACTTCCGTTACAAGACGCCAGTATCTTCCTATATTCTTTCCGGTAAATACCTGATGTAACGCCTGATCTCCTACTACAAAAGGATTCGGTATCGTTCCGTCATCATTGTTAAATAAGCATTTGTAACCATCTTCCAATTCCTCTACCTCTGATATTCTTACTCCACCTCCCGGGGTTGTAAGCATACTGCCGTTTACAGAAGAAACTTTCTGGACGATTATTTCAAAAACATGCATTGTCTTGCGGACTATGAGTTCGCTTACCTCCAAAACACCATTCCAAAGCCTGTGGCCGACACCTAATAAGCCGGAAGTAAAGTTTTTGGATACTACTTCATCCGTCGTGACTGGTCCATTCGAATCCAATCCCGACCTCAGCGACATTTTCTTAAGTTCTGCGTTCCCTTCTTCATCTATCATACCTCCGGACTCTTCAGGAGTGTAAAGCCCGGTATGTATGCCTTTTAAAAATTTTACCAGATATTTAGCCGAATCAGGCTGGTCTTTCCTAATATAATGTTTGGAGGTTTTGGCAAGTATATCACCGCCATATCCTCCGCCCTGAATATTCCCGATAATATCGCCTGCTATTTCAGTAATCGTGCTCCTCAAAGCAGAAACGTTGGCTGATAATTTATCAGTCAACTCCACGGATATATCGTATAGGCAATTCTTGTCCGCCTTACAGGTAAATGAATTGACATACATAAGGTATTCACGGTTATTATACTTTATGTATATTCGTGCATTCTCATTCAGCATATCCCATAAGTAAATGTTATCAGCGAGAAAAACACGTGAGAAGTTTACGGAGAATGTGAATTTCTCATCATTGTTCTCCGACATATATTTTATTAATGCTTCATCTAATCTTTTTTCCGCGGCAAGAACAAGAGATTTTGGCATCTTAATACCTGTAATCACAAACTTATCTCCAATAGAAGGTTTATAGTTGTTTGTGGCGTTAGGCATGACTACACCGAAAGAAGTATTGTCCTTCTTAACAGCTATCCAAACCTCATTTGTAGAAGTGTTTTGTTGGCTTTCTACATATTGGGATGTTTGCGAAGTAACCTTCTGTTCAAAGTCTCCTGCCGGTAAGTTCCCAGCAGAATCCACCAACACTGGATTGAAAGCCCTGCCCGGCTCATTGTCCTTATAGGTAACTCCTATCTCAAACTCACAAGCCGCACAATTACCGGTAGTCATGTTGATTACGGCAGTTCCACCTTCCAAGCCTTGCTCAAACAGGTTAAAACCGTAATCCCCGTTGTAGATATGCAGCTTTATGTAGAAATATGAATGTACATATTCGTCTGTTCCGTTGAATACATTATTACCTGTACCAGTTCCAAGTTCGTCACTATCATTCGCGTCAAAAGCAATATCGGCAATCTCTCCGAACAACTGACCGGAAGCATTCGTAACGCCTTCGATGGTAGGCTTTATATCGCTGAAATCTACCTTTATTTCCTTTACCTTCTTAGCCGAATAAGTATTCTTGAACGAATAATAGTCATTCGTTCCGGGTATCTTGTACGTGTTGTTTAACGCATTGTAAAATCTCTCCGCTCCACTTGTCTGCCTGTAAATGGAAGGCATAAGGTTTTGGCTACGCTCAATAGTGCCTGTCTCATCATCATTCGGATAATAGAAAGGAATGTTGTCAGAGCTACCTACACCAGTAACCCTATTTACTATCTTGTAATTGGCATTCGTCTTTTTGATTGATACAAGCCCTTTCCGGTATTCAAAAGGCGTTGATATTACATTCTCCGTATATCCAATGTGGCATACTTTCCCTACAAAGTAGTAAGGCAGTTCATATATGGTATATATGGATTGGAGAGCGTCAGCAAGATATACATTTTCAAGAGATACCAACTTTGAATCGGAAGTAATATCATCATCTATTACTACCGAATATCCTATACTAGATTTAGTCATTGAAGCGTTAAGGCGACCGACAAACTCGTTTATATCACCCATGAACTTCACGGAAGTTGAATTGGAATGATATGTGTCCGCTCCAGCCGTTACAACGTCCATGAAATACACGTTCTCCAACACGATACGCTCTGAAACGAACTGGAGTTCATGCTTGTACATGACACTCTTGTTGTCTTTTGAAGATGTAGGTATCTGGTCAACATAGTATTTCTCGCCTCTGAACTCAACAAATTCCTCTCCACTCCAAAAATCATCCAAACAAGAAGGATAATTTAATGTTGCAGTGAGCGTTGGAGTACCAGCCATTCTTTGAGCTGAATAGGTGTACTCACCTAATTTTGCAGGCGTATCAGCATTCGGGAACTTTATTTTACTTCCTTGCGCGTCAAGTTTGAATATGTACAGACTTTCCTTTTCCATTTATTCTTTTACTACATCAATTTGTTCCGTAACTCCTTTATTCTTTTTTTGTTGTTTCTCCAACTGCTTTTGAGTTTCCTCCTTTTCCTTTGCTATACGTTGTTCTTCATCGGGAACGGATTCAGTGTTCTTCTCAATGGCTGTTTTCATGGAAAGAATGCCGGATTGTTTCATTGAGATAAGCATGTTGTTATATTCGGTAGCACTGAAAGGCTGCCAAATCTTGAACTTGCAGCTAACACGGAGCCTGGCAAATTCAGTAACCGCATTTACATTATCACCACTCCTTACAAGTTCTTTGGCCAGTCCCTCCTTAAACAGACGCATCATCTTGTCTGCGAAATTCTGCCATTCAATGACACCCTGTTGAGCGTTCTTTAAATCCAAGTCACGAGTCAGAGTGATAGCCAGCCCGCTTATGTCACCGCTTGACTTGACATCCTTAGGCAAAAGGAATGTACATGAGGTGTTTATCTGAATCTTCTCAAACAAATCCTGTAAGCTGTCAAGCATCCCTTGCGGACTTGGAGGTGATTTGAATTCAGCACTTCCATTACCATCCATAGACTTATCTTGGAGAATAATGTTCCCAGCAAGCTTTTTAGTTGTATCAGAAAGATTACCTTTTATATATAGTATGCCCCATCCATTACGCTTCTGAATGACAAAGAAGATATTATAAATAATCTCGAAAATTTCTATAAGGCTCTGACCGTTATTCCACGCCACATTACCACGTTTGGTACACAATGGGATCTCACTGAAACCGTGCTCTACCGGGTTTTCCCTTATCCAGCCATCTTCATCCGCTCCATCGCCCGAATTACGCATACGATACATATACTTGTCGTCATAGCTGTCTATGTATTCCACTCCGTTATCATCGGCATAGTAAACACTTTCAAGAAGTCTGTCACCGTTGTTGTCATTATGGGATATGATAACGTAACCGTCCTCATAGCTTATCAGGCGGCATTTGATACGTCCTTTATAGTCATAGTAGAATAAAAGTCCTGCATCTCCCGTAGCAAGCTGCGTGCGGACTGCTTTTGTGCGCCATCCGTCCATATTTCTGTCAACCCAATACTCTTTGATAGTGGAATAATTTTCCTTGTCCCTTTCAGATGGATTTCCACCTCTCAAAGACAACACACAAGGATTACCGCACAAATAGATAACGTGACTTGCAAGTATCTGCTCTTGAAAAGCCAGTGCCGTGCGTTGGAACTTGATTTCCTGATAACCTCCGTCCTCCAGCTTCACGCAAATGCTCGGCAGATTGGCGTCAAACAGGACATCATGGCTCATCGGGTCAAGCTCTTTCAGGAATCTTCCCTGAGTGACAATCGTTTTCCTGACATCCGGAAGGCGTGCGGTACGCGTCTCGATAACGGAAGCGGTTTGCCCTTCGGAATAATCATTAACGGAAGGAGTATCGCTGCCTCTGAAAAACGGCTTCTTCTGTAACAGGGCATTTATGTTCCGTAATAAATATAACTTCTTCTCTTCCCGTGTCATTTGTCCGCATCAATTAGGTTGTAATACTTCATACATGCTTCCTTGCTCGGCATGGCAGAACACTCTCTAGAAGTCCATTTGCAGATGATGTCGTGCTTCTGTGGAACAACAATAATTCTTCGTTGCCCCTCTTCTTCCTCAATGTTGAACTTGTCGTTCAGCTTCACACGTGCATCAAGAACGACTTTGCTTGCTTTGATGAAAGTATCAGAATCTCCGCCTGCCTTTGCATCATCGGCAATCTGTTTCATTTCCGCAATTTCCTTCAAAAGAGCTTCCCTGTTTTCATCTTTGGATATGGTTGTTGCCGCGCCTATCCCGAAAGGCTTCAATTTTTCCGCAAGCGCTAACAATATTTTATCCGAAGGCCTACTGTCCTCTTGGTAAGCCACTTTCTCGGCAATATATTTATCTGAAAATGTGTCACACATCGCCAGATAAGCCACGTCCCTTACCTTGGCTTCAATACCCTCTGTTTTAAGGGAATTGATAATATCCTTTATGTCGTTATGCCCTATCATATCCTAATACCATAAATGTTCATCGTAAATACTTCCTTCCGTTACCACTCCTTTAGATTGCTTTGATTCTTCCACGCTATTGTAGTACCCAGCTTGCACCTCATTACCGTATTCAATGTTAGCGCACGGTAACATCCGCATAGCGCACGGGTCTAACAAGTCCATAGACCTGCCTTTCCCCAACATCTGATTCATTTTCTTCTTGTTCCAAAGCCGCTTTTTTCCGCTCTGCATATCGTCAAACCGCACAACGGAACATTCCTCCATAAACTCATTCTCCACCGTCACTTTGTACTTCAAGTTTTGGTGCGTGTAAGTCTGCACAGCAAGTTTATCGTCAAATGTCAAGTTCCCAGCTTCTATCATCTTGCATAGCCTGATATAGCACATATCTTTCACCGTCATTGCGGTAAGTTGGTAAAGACCGAAAGGCTTGTTTAGTGAGATATAAGGTACGGCATCAGGTATGTAGTCGTTGAAGTAACGCCCGGCGGTAGCGTCAAAAATGATATGGCTCTCTGCCGTTCCATGCTCAAACGCGAATGTCTTTACAGCCATAGCGTTCTCTCTCGGAGTTGACTTGCTTAGTATGAGTATGTCGTATGCGTGAAATCCGTCCCATGCCAGCGAAACAAGGTTGTCAGTGCCGTAATCTGCCAAGTCAACGGTTATCCATTTGTCACCGTTTACAGCCGGGTTGTTGTTGAATACGCCTTGTGCTGAATTTGACGGGATAGGTATCTTTTCGTCTGAATCAGGGTCAGCATTGTAATTTACGCCAATAAGTCCAGCGGCTGAACGAGTACCGGAAGCTGCAACTGAACCAACATATCCTGCATTGCCTCCCATAAGAGCTTCATTTTCATCAACTGTGCCCTCGTATAGGGTAAACGATTTGATAAAGTCTTGATATTTCGCTTTACCTTTCAAGTCTTTAATCAAACTATCTATTTGTATCTTACATTTGGCGTAAACCTCTTCTTTTGAATCGCCCCAAGCAGTATCATCAACAGTAGAACCTGCAACGAAAAAGAAACGTACCTTTCCTATCCTGTCAGGAATGCCTTTCCCGTCAACTCCTACATACCAATCTATAAACCTTCTCGTCCAATGAGTTCGTTTAGGGTTGAAGGTTGCACGGAATTTTCCTGTAAATGTTTTGCTTTTACCGCGATTACGGGATTGAATATAAGTAAACACTTCCCATGGCATTTCTGTAAGCTCGTCAATAGCGATTGCGTCATATTGCCATCCTTTCGCGCGCTCCCTCATTCTGTCTATATTCGTGGGGTCTATATAAGTAAGGTCGCAATACGCTCCGCTTGAGAATGATATTCTCGGAGTATCGGCTTCTTTAACTTTTACATATTCTCCGAATATATCTTTAAACGTATCAACAAATCCTCCTCCTGCTTTTTGATTTCCAAGACTTCTACGACTTATCAAACATCTAAAATCAGGGTCAAGCATTAACGGTTCAGCAAATCCAAGAACAAGAGAGTATGACTTCCCGTTTCCTACCCCTCCGGCACCGAAGCATATATCCACGTTCGTTGAAGCAAAGTAGGTTTGGAAGCCTGGGAAGGGCTTCTTCACTATCGCATTATGTACTTCTTGCTCTTTCATCAAGAGCAAAAATACTCCTTAACGGTGACGTAATATATGAATAATACCAACTGTATTTATCATATGATAAATACATCATGTAGAATATTATTATCATATATCATCAAAACGCTACTTTAGCACAAAATCATTATAATTCATACAGTATGAAGTTTACGAAAGAACAGCTTTCAGAAGCACTGAAAGCAAAACTCACCAACAACGGCAAGAAAAACTTGGCTATGAGTGAGAGAAGTTTCAATGAGGAAGTGGAAGACATCTACACCGATTTGGAAGGGAGTGATAACAATGAAGAATTAGAGTTGACAGATGTTGTCGAGAAAAAGATCAAACGATTGGAACGTATCGACAATAATGTGCGGAACGACAATTCAAAGTTCGTAAAGGAGTGGGAAAAGAATCACCCCGCAAAGGACGATAAGGACAAAAAGGATGACGACAAGGGCGGCAATGGCAATGACAGCAAACTGGATAAGCTACTCAAAGAACTCCAGGATCTGAAAGCTGAGCGGGAGGAAGAGAAAAAGGCAAAAACCATCTTAGACAAACGTAATCAGCTCAAATCAGCCTTGAAAGGGAAAGAAGTCAAGAACGAGGATTGGATTAATGACCAACTCGAATTGATCCACATTGATTCGGAAACGGATGTTGATGCTCTCACAGAAAGACTGGTAAAGAGCTACAACAGGTTTAATGCCAACACTCCGCCCGATATCACTCCCGGAGGCGTAGGAAGCGGTACTGAAAAGACCGATGACTACGCCGATGTGGTTGCAATCGTAAAGAAGCAGTCACACAGAGACGAAAAACAATAATCATTTAAAACAAAAAGAAAATGGCAGATTTTTATCAGCAAATCCTATTGAACAGTGGTTACCTTCCCGGTAGGGCATTGGTTCAGGCCCGCGGAAGCATTGGTGGACACCGTTATGTTTTCGTAAAGCTACAGATGAGTGGAAAGGACGCACTTGTATTTCCTACCAGTGGTGGAATTGTTAAAAACCCATTCAAAGGTAATGCAAGAGCTTTTGCCGGAACTCTCGCAGAATATGTCCCAAGCAATGGAGAAAATGGTAGTGAAGTACGTATTTTGAAATCGTATGCGGTTGCCAAAGCCACATCAGAAGCTACAGACACGGATATTTATCTGAAAAGAGACGGATATTCTCTCATTCCGTTTGTAGGGGATATTCTTATGGTAGCGCCTACCACATTGACAGGAAAAGGCACAGCGGTAACAGTTACGGCCGTTGAAAAAGCGACTGACGGAACGGCTGGCGATGTTTGGAAAGTTACATTGAGCGCAACCCTCGGATCATTAACAACTTCATCTGTTCTTGTTGAAGCGAAAGAAGCAGGCTCTAGTAAAGAAGCTATGGTCACTAATCCTAACTCATACCTTCCCTGCGACTTTGATTTTGTATTTGACTCGGATCCATCCGAAGATGGTTTCGATGGTAGTTTTTACCTTATCACTCCTGCATTGGCATTAGGAGATGTATTCCTCTACGAAGACCGTATGCAACCTCTTTCGGCTGCATTAAAAGCGCTAAACAAGAGCAAGGTTAAGGGTTGGTTTAACATTTAAAATTGACAAGACTATGCCTAAATTTGATTTTAATAACAGCAGATATGCAAGATTCTTTTCTGACAGGACCAATCAACGTTTCTTGCAATCCTTTATCGATACAGAAGGCCTGCTATATACCAATTATGGTTGGTACAAGACCCAAGGTGTAAAAGCAGGTGCTCCCACACCTACCGCACCCAATGGCATTGCCACTTTTTCTGTGAAAGGTCGTGATTTGAAAGCCGCTCCTTTAATGGACTTGCGTGCTCCACTTGGCGACAGTAACCAAATGGATAAAGACGGAATATATTGGTACACCGCATCTATACCTGATTTTATCGCTCCAGGCTTTGTTGAAACGGCTATGGAGCGTGAATCAAAGGAAAAACAGTTTGAATTGTTTGGAAACGATGCCGATTTGGTAGCCGCTTGGGTACATACATTACAGTCCCAGATTGATAGTGCGGATGCGACCATGAACTTCATGACCGCACAATTGATGTCAAAAGGCTGCATTGATTATAGTAACATTGCGCGTGGTATTCAGATACCCCTGCATAAAGCCGAGATTCCCCAAGTTAACTTCACCAAAGCAGGAGCAAAGATTTGGATGGCAGGAGACTGCAAAATTCTTAGCCAGATGGCGGGAAAGGAGAAAGCATATCGTGAAAAATGGGGATATGAAGGTGCAATGGTATGGCAGGTTACACGCAAGATGTTTTACGAGGTAATGTTGCAAAATGCTGAAGTTAAGGAATTGATCGAAAGTTACAAGAAAAATCCTTTAGCTTACATCGCAACAACCGCTACTGCGCCTACTACACGTGAGTTGTTCCTAGCAGCTTTCCGTGATTATCCAGGTGTATCTCCGATTGAGATTGTGGAAGAACGTGAACGTAACCTTACCAATACCGGCGATACATTCGTGCAAGGCTGGGATGATAAGATTGCCGTTCTGCGTCCTGCCGGATATGCCTGTGAGTTCGAATACACCAACAACCTCGACAAGCAGATGTTCGACAAATACGGCTCAAGCGTAATCACAAAGATTTTCGCCCAAGCAAATGACGGACTCTGTACAGTGGTAAATACTACAACCAACAACGGGTTGTACAAGGAGTGGCATACCGATGTTATGATGTCAGCATGTCCTGCCTTGAAAACATTCCGTAATCACGTAATTGTAGACACAAGTCAGGCAGACGATTAAATGTACAATACATTGCGTAGTAGTTATGGAAAAATCATTTGACCCGATAGCATACCTCAATGGGCTTACGAGATTTGTCTTTGAAGATGATGCGCTTGAAAATATCGCATACGAAAACGGTTTGATGTTTATTTCAGACCGTTCCGAAATAGATGAATGCACTAAAGACCATTGCCTTATCGCACTGTACGAACTTGTCATTAACGGTCCGTGGTCTGTGGCTTCATCGTCACTCCAGCATGGCAGTTACAGGCAGGACGTAGGAAGCGAGACGGTAACGGCAGCTATCATTCAGAATTTGAAAGACCGTCTGAAAGCACTGTACAAAAAGTACGGTGAAGAAGAAGCGTTGGAGAATATGAGTGACGGAGGAATGAGTTGGGTCAATGAAAACTCCTTAGATGTATAGCCTATGCGCCTGAAAAGAAAAGCGATAACCGAATACCCGTTTCACGGTACATTTTATACCATGGTGACGAAAAAGCCCGAGGATGGTGACCTTCTCGGTGACGGTGACTTGCTTGGGGATGAAGATACGGATGGTGCTTCCGATGCAGGAACAACGGAGAGTAACGAAGGGAATACGGGAACTTCGGAAGAAACCATTCTTCTTGAAACCGAGTGCGACATACAGCAGGCTTCAAAGCTGATTAATTCCGGGACTATCATGGCTGATTACAAAGTTTTCTTCCCTTGCGAGATTGGCGCAAAGTTACCGATAAGGTTCAACACCAACTTCAAGTGTGATGATTACGCTATCCCTGTAAACGGACGTGTGGTAGGTCTTGAATACAGCCAGTTGGGAGGTTGCCACGTTGACATTAAGATGAGCGAGGTGTAGGCTATGGCAAAGAAAGACCGCATATCAGTACTTGTTGATTTTCTCTCACGTGAGGGGCAGAAGATTGTGGATAGCCAGCTTAAAAACAAAGGCTACACACATCGGACGCACAACCTTCACGACAGCTACGGTTGGGGAGTATATGTTGACAAGAAACTTGTTGCAAGCGGATTCCCGGCTATTAAAGCTGAGAAAGGTAGAAAGTGGTATGGTGAAACGATTAAAGGCCGTGAAGCCATTACGGACTTCCTTCAAAACAAGTACAATGCGCATGACGGGATAGACTTGGTTGTAGCGGTCGCAATGCCATACGGTGAGATAGTTGAGGACAAGTATAAGTACGAAGTGATAGCGACTGCAAGAAATGACGTGAAGCAGCTTGCTTCAAAGCTCAAGAACGCGAATTTCGGAATAATAAGTCACGGTAGTTATTGATTATGGGAAACATATACAAGACAACATCAAGAGTAGAAAACTTCTTTTCAATGCTCCTTACGAAAGCTGGCATTTCTGATAACCTGTTTATCGGGAATATGCCCGCAACCGTTGACAGCAGTTGGAAAGACATGATGCTTGTCGATGTGCTCTCACTCAAAGATTACGGTGCTTACGCAAAAGGCTCGGCGAACATATTCCTCTACGCAAAATCAGTTGACAGCCACGGCACAAAGCCTGTGAAGGAACTGTACAAAATGGAGATTGCGCTTGATAAGGCTATTGAATCATGCAACGACGATCATTATGTGATTGAAGTCAACTTCCGTGATGCGGACTACGACCAGAACAGGAACTACTACTACAATGTATATAACGTGCAAGTAATAATAAGGTAATTAATTTTTAACAGGATAATATTCTAAGATTATGGCAAAAGTAACATTTACAGGTAAAACAGCAAGAAAGCTATCAAACCCCAAATATATTGTGGTTACTGAATTTTTATCTTCTGATAGTGAAGAAGCTAAAGGCGATTCCTATATCCTTGAAGATGTACTACGTGATACAACTTCATTCACGCAGGATGATAATGACAAGACAGATATTGAACGTGAAACATCTGACACGCCTATCAAGTCAATCATAAAACTCGGAAAACGAAATGTAGGAGCAACCGTTGATGATTGGCAAGATGATGTAGCTAAGGCTCTTGCCGGCTATTCGCTTGTAGGTAATAAGCTTGTAGCTCCATCGTCATACAAAGACAAGTATGTGAAGTTTGCCACCGTATTCAATGACGATGATGCCGATTCTACGACAGGCCTTATTGCCGCCGTTTACCCGAAGGTAATGCTTGATTCAAAATCCCTTATAGAATCTTTGAACTCTCAAATTGCAGGGATTGAAATAGCGGGAGTAGCTCAGGATGTTGATGTTGCTCCGGCATTTTCAGAAGAAAGCACATACAAAGTCGGAGATGCTGTAATTAAAGACAACAAAGTTTATGTCTGTAAAACAGCAGTTTCCCCTGCTGGTAGTTGGTCTGAAGGTTCTTGGGATATTGTGAATGACGCTCCATTGAAAACTCCGTTCTATTGGGAAAAGAACTATTCTCTTCCGACAGAATAATATAGGTAAAAAGATTGTTGAATAGGGCGGTAGGCTGATATGCCGCCGCCCTTTTTTGTCTGAAATTATGGCAGTTATACGCTCAAAAAACATAGAGAAGAAGAAACTGATAGAAGCAACAAGGGTTACACCTGGGAAACGAGTTTCAGATGAATCAATGGAACGGCTTGCAAGGATAATGAATGACAGTCCAAGCATTATGAAACTCCACGGTACGGAATGGTGTATCAAAGGATTAAAGCCAGGTGTCCAATGGCTCATTGCGGAACAAGCGTGCCGGATTGTCAAAGGAGAGAAACTGAGCATGGGAGATGTTATCAAGGAGTTTGCAGTAAATCTACCAGCAGTGGCGCATGTGATAACACTTGCGTTACTCAATGACAAGGAAAGGATATTTTCTGATTACAACAAGAGAGAACTTTCCGGGGAGTACCACCAAATATATGACCTTCTTATGTGGGGAGAATACGACATGAAAGACTGGGCATTATTGCTTGGTGAAATCCTCAACCTCATAAGCACGGATTTTTTTTTCGAGAGTACCAATGTGATTCAGACCGTGAGGGAAATGACATTGACGAGGAAGACGAAGAAAACGGAACAAAACTGATAATATCCCGTACCGAGTGGGGGCAGATGATTGATTTTCTGCGCTCCAACACTTGGTGCTCTCGTGATGAATACTTGTGGAAAATGACGGTCGGGCAGGTACGGTTAAGCTCGTTTGATTTCTCCCACGTGCAATACTTGAATAAGAATAAAAAGAAAGTCAGTAAGATAGGTAGTGCTGACGATTTGAAGAATTTGAACGACCTGGGATTACCAATAATCAATAAGTAAGATAACGATGGCAAATAACGAAGCAGGAGCATTCCTCAATATAACACCCGATGTACTAAAAAAGTTGGATAGTTTCGATGAGAAGCTGGAGAAGATAGAGAAGCACGCTCATACAGCGGCTGACGCGTTGAAGAACGGTTTTGGTAAGGTTGTGATAGACACTACCAAACTTGAAAACGCCATTACGTCACTTGCCAATAAGATGAATGCGCTTAATTCGGCAGGAAATGCTATTGGAAATATAGGAACATCCGCGCAAGGATCTGCGAGAAACGTATCTTCAATGAACGAAAGTCTTTCACGCGCGGCATTGCTTATGAATCAGATAGGCAATAGCAAAATCAGTGAAAGTTCATTCTCCACATGGAATATAAAAGGTCTGAATCAATACTATTCCGACTTGAAAAAATACGTTGAGAACGCTGATTTGTCAAAGCCACAGCAAGAAGCTGCCATTAGAGCTATGCAGTACATGAAAATGGAACTTACAGAGCAGAGAAAGACTGACGAGCAACGTGCCCAATCCGCTGAAAAAGCCGCACAACGCAAGGAAGAAGCGGACAGGCGTGCGGCAAAGGCGGCAGCAGATTTGGCAAAACAGCAGGAACTTGCACAGCGAACAACTCCGCAAGGCGCATTGGACTATTCCAAAAACACAAAGTCTCTCAAAGAAAACGTACAAGCAATCGAATACCTTAAAAAGGCTCGTTTGTCCCTAAACACTACTGATAAGAACTACCAAACTACGTTACAACAGATAAACCAAGCTATCGCAAAGCACAACCAAGCGTTACAACAGGCAGGGGTGCAATCACAAAACCTTGCTACACGCCATCGCAACCTTATGGATACGGCTGGGCAATTAAGCCGCCAGCTTGCCTTGGTGTTCTCCGTGTCACAGATTGAAGGGTATATAAGCAAAATAGTTAGGGTTAGAGGTGAATTTGAACTTCAACAGGTCGCATTACGTGCCATTATCCAAGACAGAGATAAGGCGGATAAGATATTCTCACAGACGCTTAACCAAGCGTTAAAATCACCATTTCAAGCAGGTCAGCTTATTACATTCACAAAACAGCTTGCTGCATACCGTATTGAATCCGGCAAGCTGTTTGACACCACAAAACGGCTTGCCGATGTGTCCGCAGGTTTAGGAGTGAGTATGGATAGGCTTATCCTTGCCTATGGACAGGTTAAGGCAGCAGCATACTTGCGTGGTTCGGAAGTTAGGCAGTTTACGGAAGCTGGTATCAACATGTATGGAGAGTTGCAACGCTATTTTGAAGAAGTCAAAGGAGAAGCATATACCACTGCACAGATTGTGGATATGATTTCCAAGCGCATGGTCAAGTTTGAGGATGTGGAAGCCGTATTCAAGAGAATGACAGATGAAGGAGGTTTGTTCTTCAATATGCAGGAAGTGCAAGTAAATACGCTTCATGGGCAAATTGAACGTTTAAAAGACGTAATCGCACTTATGATGAACGAAGTTGGTAAGTCAAACCAAGAAGGCTTCTTATCTATATCAACAGCTATCAACCTTGCAAATACATTATTAGAGAATTGGAGAACGGTTGCATCCGTATTGAAGACAGTGGTTGCTGCTTATGGAACATTGAAAGCTGTTTCCGGAATAATGTGGATTGCGGAACGTGCATATATGGCCAAGGACATAGCACAGCAAAGAGTGAGAATATCTTTGAAGTGGCAGGATATTATGGCTACACGTGCCCAAGCAGCCGCAAACGCTGCAAATGGTACTGCTATTGCTGGGGCAGTAGCTTCACAAAGAAGTCTTAATGCAGCCATGGCAGCAAACCCATACGGTGCTATATTAGCGGTTGTTGTCGCTTTAGGAACGGCAATATACGAAGTGGTTCAAAATACAAACAGGCTGCAAAAAGCTCTTGACGGTATTGCCGCAGAAGGGGCTTTCAGTTCTGTACAATCAGCGAACAATTATGCAAAACTTGCAGCTACGGTGGCGGACAGCACAAAGTCATATCAAGAACACAACAAGGCACTTGCAGAACTGAAAAGCAAATATTCCGACATACTTCCCGAACAATACTTAAATGCAGAGGGCATTAAGGCATTAAATGGCAATTACAAGGAAGCCATTAAGACCATCCATCAATACATCAATGCCAAGACAAAGGAGCGTATGATTGATGAAGTCGGTCAGGAGGCAAACAAGGAAATGTATGCCAACCAGCAGAAAACTGCTAAAGCCATCGCAAAGATTGTGGAGGAGCAGCATGGAATGAAAGTTTCATGGAGTGACATTAGCGGCATTCTCAGCCAAGTGCAAGACAAACTGATGAACGGGACTATCAAATCCGTGCGACAACTTCGGAAAGAAACTGAAAAAGTAGTCGAAGAATATACAGGCTTGAGGAATATTGATTTGAGCGACTATTTCACAAGGTTATCAGGTAGTTCATTTGGCGGTGCTGATAAATTCAGGTTTGAAAAAGTACAAATAGAAAGTAATCAGTTTGTAGAATGGTTCAAAAGCGCAGAATCATACCTTACTAAAATAGAAGATATTGGAAACCGTTTCAACAGAGACGTAATAAGCCTTACTGCGCAACGTTATCAATCTCAAAAAGATGAAGCCGACAAGATGATTGCAAACGCCATGTCCGCATACGATGTGTTACGTGAAGCTCAAAAAGAGAATACAAAAGTCACAAAGGAAGAGCTTGAAAACGCAAGGTCACTTGTGCAAAAGGTATTAAAAGCAATAGGGTCTGATGTAAAGGTCGATTCAGAGTACATGAGTAAGTTGTTCAATGACAGCTTTTTCTTTGAGGATGAGAAAAGAAATGCCACACAGGCAAAACTTAGACAGTTGTTTGAAAAACTGAAAAAGGAAGCCAAAGAATCAGAAGATAATTCAGGGGCAGTATGGTTGCAGGAATTTGAAAAACAGATTAACGGCCTTGACCTGACGCCGCTACAAAACAGCATAAAGAAATTCATGCTTGGGATTAGCGGAAATGAGGATATTCAAGCCAATTGGAATATACGGACTGGAGAAACGGAGGAAGAGTTTAAGAAGCGCATCAAAACAGAGATTGATACACGGAATGAAATAATCCGTAAAAGCCAATTAAGCCTTTATCCTGAATACGGACAAGATACTACTAAGGTAAAATCAGAACTTGAAGAACTGAATAAATTATATAATGGACTTGGTGGCGACAATAAAAAAGGTCGTTCAAGTGCCGAACGTGACATTTGGTCAGAGCGTATATCCGTCCTCAAAGAAATGCAGTCACGGTATGAGAAACTGAATCAGCTTATGGGAGAGAACCGTGCCATAGAGGAAACACGTTCGGCTTTCAAAGGTGCTTTGGACTTCACACAAATGGGAGAAGTTATCAAAGCGGAAGATATTATTCCGACCAAGCAAGGAATGATTGATGCGCTTGAAAAGTTACTCAAACAGATTCCTAATGACGTAAAGAATGCCGCAAAAAGAACTGGGCTTGAAAAGGAAATTGCAGAACTTAAAATCGGTATTCAACAGGACTACCTGAAAGAACAGCTTGAAAAGACCAAGAAGAACATTGAAGATATGTTCAACCAGTTGGACTTGCACAAGAAACTGAAAGATGCAGGACTGTCCGAAGCCGAAGTGCAACAGCTGTTCCCCGGACTTGCAAAGACATTGGATGATGTCGAAAAAGAAATGAAAGCATCATACGAAAAGAATTTCCCAAAAGGTGAGTACCTTGTAGAAGGCACTGACGCAAACAAGCAATATTTAGCCGATTTGGATAAGCTGAATCAACAGCGTGTGAAGGAAAGTCAAGACCTTGTTGTGGAGCTTACAAAAGCATATAAAACACAGCTTTCTGACCAGTTGCAGCTTGACGGATGGTATTATGAGGAAAGGACTAAGATAGCAAAAGCAAACCTTACAGAGGAACAGAAGGCGCAATATGAAGCGAACCTTCAAAAACAATATGGAAAGAAGTCTGATGAAAACACTTGGAAGCAATTCCAAAATTCGGATATGTACATTTCCATGTTTGAGAATATTGAAAGTTCATCCACACGTATGCTTACTGCCATGCGTGATAAACTTGCGAGTTTGCGTGAGAACTTAAAAGACCTCCCTGCCGACCAACTGAAAGCCATAATCAAGCAACAGGAGAAGATTGACGAAATGATTTCCAAAAAGAATCCTTTCACAGGTCTTACTTCGGGAGTTAAAGAGTACATTCAGTTCTTGAAAGAAAGAAAAGAACTTGAAGAGGAAAATATAAGGTCAAGAAAGGCGGTAGAATATTACACTGAGCAAAAGAACGCACAGTCACAAGTCGTAGAACAAAAACGGCAGGAATATGATGCGGCGGTAAAAACATACGGTATCACTTCGGCACAAGCCATAGAACTACACAATCAGTTAACAGTTGAGAAAACAAAACTAAGTGTCATACTTTCTCAACTTGTAGCAGAAGAAAAGATTACCGAAGCAACCGCTGAGCAGATTAAAAACGGTCAGAAAATTGCAAAAACACTATCAGGGAAATTTAGCGAAGCAGGTAGTATTTTCTCTGAGTTTTCTTCTGAAATCACGAACGTTGTAACCGACTTGGAGAATGTATTTGGTACAATGTCTGCCGGCACCAAAGATACGATTGACAGCATAGCTGAAATTGCCGGTGGATTGGGACAGACAGCAAGCGGCGTTGGAAGGATAATGTCAGGAGATATTATCGGAGGAGGTTTACAAGCCATCGGAGGATTAGCTAAAACAATCGGTTCAATATTTGCAATAGGTGACAAAAAGAAAGAACGTGAAATACAACGGCAGATAAAGAATATAGAAACACTTGGCAAGGCATACGATGAGTTGAAGGAGAAAATGGAAGCCGCTTGGAGTGCAGACGACCTTCGCACACAGACCAAAGATACCGTAGCCAACTTAGACCAGCAGATAGCTTCCTATCAGGCTATGATTAAAGCCGAGCAGGACAAGAAAAAGACGGATAAAGACCGTATCAACGAATGGAACGATGCTATAAATGAGCTTGAAAAGACCAAAAAGGAGATTTTAGACGAAGAAAGAAAATACATGGGCGGCATAGGTGGAGAATCCGAATACAAGTCTGCCGCAGAATCTTTTGTTCAAGCGTGGATGGACGCTTTCAATGAGACCGGTGACGGGCTTAAAGGTCTGGAAGAGAATTTTGATGATTTCATAAACAATCTCTTCTTGAAACAAGCATCCATGAGAATTGCCAACAAATTCCTTGAACCGTTGTTCCAAATGATAGACCTTGCTGTTACAGAAGGTGAAGCAGCCATTGCAAAAGGATTTGATGGTAGTACAGACTTGACAAGGCAAGAAATGGATAAGATTGTCGGGGAAGCTAAAAAGCAATTCCCACAGCTTAGTGAAGCATTAGAACAGCTATACAATGCCCTTGGGATAAAAAATAATAAGACAGCCGAATTGTCTTCCCTAACCCAAAGCATTCAAGGTATAACTGAACGAGAAGCAGAAATTTTAGAAAGCCTGCTCAATTCTATCAGGTTCTTCGTCTCCCAGCAGACAACCGACATTTCCGCAATCAGAGCCTTGTTGGATGCCCGATACGGACTTGAAACCGAATACTCCGATAGTAACCCTATGCTTGTCGAATTGAGGACACAGACGGGATATTTAGAGCAGCTTACAGATTATATAAGCAGGGTATTTACACCGAACCCAAACTCACCCGGACCTGCCTTGCGGGTAGTTATGCAGTAACTTTCAGAAAAAAAAACAGTTGGCGGTAATTCTTTCGGTTACCGCTATTTTTTTTGCTTGTTTATTTGTATAAATGAAACTAATTAGTTACATTTGCATATAAGTTTTTAAATGATGTTATGCCTGAAATTTGCAGATTTTTTGGTATTATAATAAGTCTTTATTGGAGAGACCATAATCCGCCACATATTCATTTTTCTTATGGTGATTATGAGTGTTCTATAAGTGTGCTGGACAGAATAGTAGATGGTCAGGCTCCCGCTAAGGTGATTGTCAAAGTGAATGAATGGATTGACTTGCATGAAGCTGAAATTCTTACTTTATGGGAAAAAGCCCAAAAGGGTGAGAAGATAAATAAAATTGAACCATTAAAATAAATGCTTATGCTACGGGTAGTTGATGTTGATTATATCAAGGATTATGAACTTTTGGTGACTTTCAGTGACGGGAGTAAAAAAAAGGTTGATTTGAAGCCCTATTTGACAGGTGAGGTTTTTGGCGAGTTATTAGATAAAGATAAGTTTATTCAGTATGGACTGACTCGTGTTACTATTGAGTGGGTAAACGGAGCCGATTTAGCTCCTGAGTTTCTTTACGAAATTGGAACTGCTGCATAATGAAAGAAGGTACATTGTCTGAATTTGCAGAGATTATCCGCAGTCGTCGTAAGGCGTTGAATCTTACTCAGAAAGAATTGGCAGAGAAAGTCGGAAAGAAACGCACCTATATTGCCCGTATAGAAAAGGGAGAGACAGATATGCAACTTTCCAGCTTCATTAGTATTTCTCAGGCACTGGGCATTAAATTGAAAACGGAGTATTAATAACTATCTATTCAATTAAAGTTTCTATCGTAAACTCTATGCGAGGACTTTCTTTGTCTATGAGTTTCCTTGCGCATATCTCAGCACACAGCCTGTCGTTACGAATAGCAGATACGGCTTGCAAACAGTCCAAAACGCATTTTAGTGCATTATCCAGATCGGGACGGTCGCTGGAGAAATATACATCAACTGTAAGCTTAAACCTCTTATTTATGTCAGTATTACGGATTGAACACTGCATAAAGAAACTTTCCTCATACTTTTTTGTCTCTTTCGTCTTTGCGAGCGTACCGTGACCGCCCAGAGTAACAATCTTGTATGAATTGGATTTACTTGGGATAGATCCGTAAATTATCTGTTTGTCGTATATCATGACTATTCTTCCGTTTTCAGATAAATATTCTTCAATTCATCCTTCTTTAGCGTACCATACTTTATCCCCCTGTCAATACGCTTTCTCGCATTCCCGTCCTTCGTCTTGTCCGTATTCTTCGATTTGTCTTTAGACACTATCAGCTTAACCAGTTCATTCAACGGAATAGGCTCAGTCGTACCCCTGTTCCAAATGGAGCTGAAAAACTCCCTGGCAGGCTTACCCATCAGCAGCTTCTTTTCCGTCTCTTCGCCCACCTTCTCAAAATGAAGATAAGGATCTGCAACAATATTGAAATATGGCAGTAAAGATTTTTCGTCCGGCTCGCTTACCATCCGTGTCTTCAGAAGTTTCAGGTATCTCCCGCCTGTCTTTGTGCGTCCTATGGCAAACACCCCGTCCGCAAAATTGGAAAGAATCTTACTTCCCGCCATGTTCGTCTTCGACAAGGGCTTCCATTCTTCTATCTTAGGCGTATGCGCTATCACCATAATACTGATATTCATATCTCTTTTCAACCGTGTCAGCCCGTCCATAATAGCACCCGCATACTCCGCTTCCGCTGTCTGTGTGGAAAGATAGGAAAGGTTATCGAGAATCATGACCTTTGCCCCGGTATCAAGCAATTTATCCTTGATACCCTCAATCACATTCATATTGAACTCATCACTATCCACCTCCTCAGATATAGTACACCTTATAAGTGACTTCGGGAAATCCGCATTTTGGTACCGTCTTGCAAGCTGCCTGTCCGAAAGCTCGAAGTCAAAGTAGAGGACGCTCTGCGGATTCATTTCCACATCCATACATTCACTCTCCCCTTTGGCTATCTCGTAGGCTATCTGCGTGGCTAAAATCGACTTTCCGATACCGCTATCGGCAAAGAGGAACACAAGTTCGTTCTCCCACCAAAAATCTCCCCAAAGCCTATGAATAGGCGGCTTCTTCTTCCCGTCCTCAATGACTGACTGCATATCGGACGAACTGAACAACGGAACTTGTTCAACCATATCTCCGTCATCGGGGATTTGCGGAGCGTTATTATCGAATCTATCTATTGCGGCTTGTATTTGTTCTTCTTCTGTCATATCATTCACTTCTTTTTTGAAACATACTGCAAGCTGTATGATTATTCATAACAACTTTATCAGATTCACCGTCAAGTGTCCTTCTTACCTTGCATCTTCTAAATCCCCATTCAGCCTCACCAAACAATCCATAGCAGTGTTTGCAATGAATACAAAATATTTTTGTAAGAGCATAATACCGTTCTAATACCTCACTCTTTGTAAATAGTTTAGGCACTCTTTCTCCAATCGCTCCTTCGCTCCAATACACAGACTTCCATTTATTCCACCAATGCTTCTTCGCCTCGATGGCATAGGTAGGAGAATCCTTATCTTCAATATTAGAAGGAAATATGTCGTATTTCTGTATTCTGTAATTCATAGGTCATGGTATATTGTTCTCTTTTACAAAATTTATCTTGTTGAACGCTTCAAGGAATTTCTTCTTCATCTTGTACACTACGCCTTTATACATAAAGTGAGTGCAAGTCCTTCCGAACTCAAATTCATTCTTCTTTTCAGTATGCTTGCATATACTGATTCCATACTCATCATTCAAGTATGTAGAACAATACTCGTGTGCCATTGAAAGATGCGATACCATCCTGAATGGTATTTTTGAAAGTTCTTCTGCTGTCATATATTATTTGTTTTAAACTACACACTAAATAATTTTTCGTGTATATATAACATAAAACGGTATGTCATAGGTTCTTTTCTTCCAGTAAAAATCCAATGAATGAATTGTACTGACAATAACGGAACCGATAATAACATCATAATAACAAGCAATAAGATACGAAATAAAGCGTTATTCAGTCTTATTGCTGTTCCTTTTACACATCCATACCTTTCTCCTTTAAAACATTCATCTTTTGTAAGGTAACAATCATCCTCAGTATATCCTACAATATCAAAAGGTGTACCTCTCAATTTATAGTAAATTCTCGCACCATATACTTTGTCTATGTATATGTTTAATGCTTCTATCTTATGCTGCGTAGGATTATCCTTTCCTATCCAAATATAATCTCCGATATTGTATTTGTTTTTAATCTTCATAATATTTATTTTATCAAGGTGCGCCAGCGTTACAAACGCCAAACGCACCCGTTACCTTTTCTACACATGGCAGATAGGCTATTGTACAATTTCCCAATCTTCGGCAAACACATCACTGATAGACGGAACCCAGCTATCGGCACGCCCAGTATTCTCATTGTAGATAAGACACTGACTTGTGTAGTCAATAAATCCTTTTCCTTTCAGAATAATGTCTTTTGCCGATTGGGGGAGTGATTGCATCTTAGGTATAATTTCTTCTGTAATATGGGCAGGAACTTGTTTGAATACCATTAATCCCTTGCCATTCCATCCACTTCTACGAATAGAAAGACCGAATTTCAACGCTTCAATAGCTATGCCGAAAGACATTCTTGGAAGTGTGGTAATACTCGTTTCCCCTTTTGCAATAGCCATTCTTTGTTCAAGAATATAACAATAACGTCCCATAAATTCCCGTTGCAATGATAGCAAAAAAGCCGGATAGTCATCTTTGACAACTTCACGGAACTTTTCAGAATCAACGAACACGGCACATTTCTCGTGTCGTTCTGTAAGCTCTTCATGCTCAATAATCAAGCGGTCAAGGAATGTCTCCGCACATTTGTATGCCTTCTTGAACGGTTCAGCCGGAGACCAGCTTTCATAGCCATCTTGATACTTCACATGATAACCAGCGTTATCCTTTTCTGCTTCGTTAGGCACTCTACCTGCTTGCAGGAGACCTCTATCATACGCTTCGCCCATTGTCATAGGCTCTGCTTCAATCTGTTTTGTTCCAATGTACTTTTTCATATCAATTCAATATGGTTTAATTGTTTCTTGATTCATTAATTTTGCCATAAAATCATGCTTTTCTTGTTCGGTTGCTTTTCGTACCTCACCTCCCCACATGAAATTTCTAAACCCCGTACTCTTTTTAATTTCACCATCATGCCATCCTACAAGAATACCATAGCCGTCACCAGTCACGCATCCGTTATAAATGAAAACTCTTTTATCTATCGGATTGTACATTTCCGATTCTTTACTTGATGGGATTCCATACAGAAAATCGCCAATACAATATTCTATTCCTTTCATAATTTCTTATATTTAAGCCCAAAACACACTCTAAGCATAATCCTTTGAAAAAAATCCTATCTTCTTATAAACTGCGATATTACTCTTTGTTGGTTCATGCACAAGATATGCTACTATTTTGTCTGATTGTTTAATGTGGTAATTATTCATAATAATCAATCTTTAGCCCATTCGGACTTAGTTATACAATTCATAGACTTAAACCTACCTGTTACATCATTGTGACCGTAGGAGTACACATAGCAAACGCCTTCTCCTGTAATATGAGCGGTAGATTCGCCACCCACATACAACTTGCAAACGCTACCTTCCGGCACATGGAACTCAACCTTTGAAGAAAGCACCGTAGTAAGCGTGCAATCCTGCTCTATTTGCCCGTTAAAGTCCACGTAGAGGCAAGAAGTATATCCGTCCTTATTACGCTTCCATTTCCCGTTGATATAGCCTGAAAACGTCCGTTTTAGGTACTGAATATCCATTCCCCAGCCAAAAGCAGCCGCATCCGTCAGCATTTCCACACCATTTGAATCGAGCGCAATATCCATTAACGCCTCCTTGCTCGTAGCTTCATCCCACTTGTCTTTGTATGACGTGCACAATCCGAGCATCATGGCATTACGTTTAAAAGAAAGCAAATCATTCATTGTTTAAATATTTATTTCTTTTCTCTTCTGTATTAAAATCGTCTGCACGGCCAATAACCTTTTGTGATAAAATAGTTAATCCACTTTTATCTTTTCGAAATACAGTTTCTACAGCCATATCCTTTTTATGTCCGAAATCAACAGATATGATTATGTCTCCACACTTTTCAATGAAAACATCTTTGTCTTTCATACAATCGGAAATTTTTCAAGCTCGACCTCGATAAGTTCATTAATCCTCTTCACGTCACTATCTGAACAAGGAATGTCCTTATACATTCTGACAGACCGTATAATGTTACGTGCATGAATATGAGAATGTCTTTCCAATGCGCTGTATGGCACCCCGAATCGGTCATGCGCAATCACAAATACGGCAGGTCTTGCCATTCTCTTTACGAACGGTATATTTGTCCTCCCTTCGTATAAAGACAAAGGAGAGACAGGAACATATTTGTCATTGCAAAATGCTTTGTTTACGCAATCGCACACAATACGCTCAATCTTTCTTATAACGTCCGATTTTAAGCAATCTTTTTCTTCTGACATACTTCTCTATGATTTTCTTTTGGTCTTCATTAAGTATTTCTCCGCATACATACATATTCCCTATAACGCTCTTACTAAAATATGTCTGCTTACTGCTTTTCTTTATTCCAAGACCGCAATCAACACCTTTATTAACAGCAGGAATAAGTATATGGGTATTCATACATCCCTTTATCGGAATCGCATGAATTTCAAATCTAAGATGTCCTTTTCTTATCCGTATCCCACCAGTTTCCCAATCCGGCAAGAATACCCCCTTAGTGACCTTTCCGGTTTCTTTGTCCTTGAAAGAAACCCATTTTGCACCGGGATGGTTCCCAATATTGATATAGATACGGTAGATATTATCGGGGCTATACCTGTCCTTTCTCGGTTTCAGTTCCATTGTCAAACATCTCCTTCGTTTCTTCTGCCATGATAGCCTTCTGTTCAAATTCCGCATTAGTTTTCAAATCCTCTTCAGGCGGCGTAGTGTTCATAGCCTTATCCAAATCCTTCATCTGACCTTCCATCCACTTCATGTAGTTTTCAGCCTCTTTCTGCGCTTCATTTATGTCAGTAAACACGGTCATAGGCTTCACAAGGTTCGCTTCTGTAAGCACCTTCATACCGTCCAAGAACTCCTTGTTGGTGGAAGTAGTTTCCCCGAACATTTCATTCTCCTTGCCTTTGATTGACTTCTTGAAGTCCACCATGTACTTCAACCAGGCATACAGGGATGTTTCGTGAGCCACACCGTCCAATCCCACAGCGTACGGGGTAGTGAACACCCGGAATCCTGTGTAATTCTTAAAACAGGCATATCCTTTCGTGATTACAATCTCAAACGAGCCGAAATTCTCTCTCTCCAGCACATCACTTTCTTTGATGATGAACTCAAATCCTTGTTGTTTCTTTTTCTTTGCCATTATTGTTATAGATTTATCAATTCTACATTTAACTCTTTACCCGTTAATGCATAACAGATATTTTGAAGTTGGTGCAAATACCCGACAAATACTCTTGATATCGAGTATTCTGCGTTATGTGTAGATAAAAATAACTTATCGTTATCTATCCCGTCGTTATGCAGGAAACACCCATACGACAATTCAACTATATCACAAGAGAATCCATAATATTCCTTTGTAAACCCGCACTTCAAAAGCAATTCTTCTGTAAGAGGAATGCCGTCAAGTCTATCATACAATATTTCAAATGATTCATCCGTATCAATTAACTCTATATTATCAACAAGTATTTGGTTTACCTCAAACGGTTTATTCTTCTTATGTAATGAAGAATAACATTCTACAATGTTTCCAATCCTTAATTCTTTTATATCTACCATACCTATTCATTCCTTTTAAGTTTTCTGCTTCTTTTAGGCTTGAATGCCGTCCTGGCATCCTCGACCCCGATAATACACTCTCCCTCATCCTGAACGGTAGCAATGGTTTCGTTCTCTTTTAGTTCTTCCTCTTGTGCAGGATTAGCTTTTTCCTCAGCTTCCTCCACAACGGACTTACCGAATCGCGGCTTCTCCTGATTCATGTTCAACTTCTGCATATCCATAGCGTACTGTAACTGGTACACCTTGAACTTCTCATCGTCCGAATCAATGATTTCATCCGCATAGCCAGTATAGTGCATGGCGATAGTTCGTCTGTTTGCTTTCATAGCCATTCCCAACGCTTCTTCATCTACGTACATATACGGATGGATGGAAATAAGCCCATCAATAGGAGAAAGCCGTCCGAATGTCTTCTTGTACTGGATAAGTCCGTCTGCCCTCTGCTCCACAATGGCGTAGGCATTCATGAGGTTCTTCTTTTTGATAAGAGCGATAGCCAATATCCAAGTAAGCCCCAGTTCGGGATTGAACTTCTTTGGCAAGTCTTTCAGCTTGGCGAAAGACAATGCTTCTGATAAGGTCTCTGTTTCTAAAAACATAGCAATATAGAATTTAATTTTATTCGTTAGGAAAAGTTTCGTCATATCCGAAGGAATGTCCGTAAACGTTCTTGAACGTAAACGTCACTTCCTTGTATTTCTGCCCGTAAAGGGTATCGCTTTTAGGCTCCGTGGCTCCTGAAAGGTACATCAAAACCTTCCTCCTTCTCGCAGTATCCCGGTACGCTATCTTGCAGCCAGACACAAACTCCAAAAAGTCATGATAAGACGAATCGTCCTTCCCGTCATCTCCGTCACCCTCCAGGAACACTAATGTCAACTTTATGGTAGTCTGCTTGTAAGCCGGAGTACCGACTACGTACACATCCGCCTTGCTTGTCTCTGCGAAGTCCTCTGAATACACGTTCTTAGGCTCCCCGTAAGAATTAAGACCCGTGCATTCCTTGTATCTCAATCCGGGGAATTCCATTTCCAGGTCCTTCCAAAGGGCCCCTTCTTCCCCGAAACGCTGCATTTCAAATTTTATATTTGCCATGTGACGAATATTAGCTACAGCAAATATAGAAAATTAAAAAGTTTTATTAAAGCATTTGTTTAGTAAATTGCATTTAAATCACATATTTACAATGATGTTTGTATTTTTAAATCATGTGCAAACCAAAAGAATACTTATGAATAAAAATCACTTTACTCATTTGAAACAGAATACCTTTGTTTTATCAAAATAATTATTATTAAAAAAGAAAATCCCAAATTCAGCCTAAATTAAAGCCATAAAGTACAATAACACATTATCCCCATTCTAAAGTATACATTCCAATCACTACCATGCATTGCATAATACTACAACATTACATATTAGACACACCCTATATAAATAAAGGAAAAATGTCTAATCCAAAATCAACAAAAGAAAGTAACATAAAGAAAAGTGAGCGATAGCGAACTCCGCTCTCCCTTTTATTATAGAATATAATGAAAGGGGCTTTACAATTCCCAAACAATACAAGTTTTTTTAACATTTTATTCCAAGCAAACGTAATGAATAGCTAGAAAACGAATAAAGCAGAAAATCATAATAAAGCCATTTTAAGAACTATAATATCGTAAAATGATACAAATACCATCGAACAAATAAAACTCCGCCAGAAAGCAAAAATAGGTAATAAACGATATTATGAGATTGAAAAGATAATATGAGGAGATGAACTATTCTTTTCAAAAAAATTCAAAAAAAAATTCGGAGGAGATTGGACGTCCGGATATCCACCTGCTTAGGGGGGGG